GATGTACGTTTCCTGGTTTTTGCCCGCCCCGGTGACCATGTACGTCGTATCCAGCGACGACGTGTCAGACAGCCCGCTAACCACCGCGCTGCCATCCGTCGTCGCGCCCGTCTGCGTGCTGTACTGCGTCGTAAAGCGGTACTCAGTATTCAGCGCCTGCCATGGGTATTGCCGCGCCAACTCGTAACCGGCCGCATTCAGGAGCGCGAGCATCTGCACCACGTCCTGCGTCTGGTTCCCCGCCACGGACGACGGGACAGCAAGGCCCAATTCAGCGGACGCTTGCTGCACGAGTTGGAGCATTGCCATTTACGCGGCTTCCTTTCGAGGGCGACCGGGGCCGCGTTTGTCTGCCATGAGTTCCGCCAGTTGCGCCGCCATCGCTTCTTGTTGCTCGCGCAGTGCGGCGATCTCTTCGTCCTTCTTGCGGATCTCGTCTTCGCGGTTCACCGCTTCGGCGGTATCGCTTGCCGCGCGCAAGTAGGCTTGTGCCTTCTGCCGCAGCGTGTAGGGGTCCATGCCTGCGGCCATGCCGAGGCGTTGCACCATCTGGTCCGAGGAATTCGCGATTGACTCGACCGTGTAAAACTTGTGGAAGCGCAGCGATTCCGCTTGATCGCGACCAATCAGCGCCCATTGCGCGATCGGCGTGCCGACGACTTCGACGGCGCCTTCCTTGCTCTGTTCGTACCGCGCCCAATGAATCGGGAAGCGTTGTTTGTCACCGGCATGCGCCGGGCGGTCAATCACCGACAGATTGTTGCCGGGCACGCAGATGCGCACGAAGTCGACCCAGTCATACATCGGGCGCCCTTCTTGGTTGCTGCGGAATTCGTTCAACACTTTGTCTAGTCGAAACTCGACCGCAAGGGCAGCATCAGGATTCGAGGCGCCGGAGAACTCCGGGTTATTCAGGTCAGAAGCAAGCATCGTTTGGCTCTCAAGGAATTGAGAAACCCCCGACCACGCGGCCGGGGGGCATTGCTGAAGTACAGCTGATTACAGGGTGCGACCAACCTTCGGCCAATTGATAAAGCCCGCAGCGGTCGCGGCCGCGCCACCGACAGCAGCATCAAGCGCGATGCCGTCAATTACTTCGGCACCTGCGGTCGCGTCGTCGTCCAGTTGCCCGGCGGTGCCGGTGGAGTTGATGAGCGTGAAGGCCGCGCACAGCGCGTTGGCGCGCACCGTGCCAGCGCCAAACACTTGCAGCCAACCATAACCGCTTGCCGCGATTGCAGCGCGCGCCACGCCCGCCAGCTTTCCGGCGCCGGTCCCGGGCGCAGTCGTCGTCGTGCTCGCCATGATGGCAGTGAAATCGCTGCCATCGACGACCGCAACGTAACCGTCACCCGTGATGGCTGCGCCAGAGTCCTTGACGTAGATGTAGCCCTTGACGCCCGCACTCGTCGCGTTGAAGCCGACTTGTCCGAGGCCGTATTCCGGGCCTTCCGTGGAGGTCCGAACCGAAGTCGGATCAATGCCAGATACGTACATGATTTTTTCTCCTGTCAGGCAATTAGGACACCATTGAACTGAGCACCCGAGCACGTCAGGTTCCCCGCCCAGCCGATGAGCTTGACCACAGCATCCTGGTTCACTGCCTGACGCTCTCCGCCGATCGGCACGAAGTTGCGGTCACGGTGAGGACGGAAGTGCATGTACTTGGTGTTCAGGGACCACATATGCGCCGAGGTCGCGCCCGTGAAGTTCGTCCCGCCAGACCCACCGGAGTAGATGCCGCCATCGAGCACCACGTCGGCCGTCTGACCGCCGCCGTAGAACTTGAGGGTCGAGAAACCCGAGCCGGCCGACTCTTCCGACGTAATCCGCTGGATCGCCTGAAGCGAGTTCACGTAGTACTGAAAGTACGTCGAGTCCGAAACGATCAGGTCCGCGCGATCGGTGCCGCGCACGAGGCGAATCGCAAGCGCCGTCATGTAGGCTTGAATGTTCGCCGCCGACACTGCCGCACCGCCGTCCGTCGCGCCGCTGTACTTCGCCGAGCGCCAGAACGTGCCGATGGTCGTGCCGCGATCGATACCGCCATACGTGCCGGAGGTCGGCGCGTCAGGCACAGCAGCGCCGAGGCCCGTCAGGTTCTTGCCGGCGTTACCCGTGCCGTCGCCGTACAGGTCGGTGCTGATGCGGTTCATCAACTGTGCTTCAGCCACCTGAATGCGACCTTCCATCAGGTCGCTGATCTGTTCCTTGCCGGCGTTCTGGAGCATTTCCAGACCGGACATGGTGACAGCAGCGGCGTACTGCGAAATGTTGAACTGCGCGGCCGAAATCGGGCTGTTCGGCTGGATGTTGATGAGTTCGTAGCCGGAGTACGAATTCACGTTGGCCGTGGTCGCGTCGTTGTACATGATCTCTTCCAAGATCACGTTACCGCCGCCGAACGGGCGCACGTTACCGCGCGACTTGAGCTTCCGGAGAAGCGCGTTGTTGTTTGTGACGTTGTCGGCCAATTGGCCGGAACGCTGCTGAATCGTGGTCGCGATAATGTCGCTGACCGCACTATTGGCGAAAGCCATGATGTGCTCCTAGTCGGATTTAAACCCTGCTCGAATGGCTGTCGAACGCTGCCGACAGTTGATCGCGCAAACCTTGGGAGCCGTTTGGTGCTGATGTCATTCCGCCAGGAGTGGAAGAACGCACGCTAACCGCTGCGGCTTTGGCTTTCTGCACATGCGCTGCCGCCTGTTGGCGAGATTGGCTCTCGGCTTGATGCCGCTGCCATACCTCGTCATTCAGACGAACCGCTTTGTCGTAAGCCGATTGAAGGTCTTGGGCCATGCCCGACTGGAGTAGTCCAGCCATCGTTTCCCGCACTTCACTGAAGTAAGGCTTGTCGGCAGAGAACCGAGTGATTTCGGCTTCCGCTGCCTGCCGTTGCTGCTGTTCCTGCAAACTCGTGAATTGCTGCCACCCGCTACGAACTTGTTGAAGCTCCTGACGGATGTGTTGCAGCTCTTCGTTTTCGTTCGACTCGCCCAGCGTCACATTGAAGTCACGCGCGAGCGTGCGCAGCAGGTTTTCCTTCTCCTGCGGCTGTCCGAAAGCGAGGGTGTAATGCACCTGACCGAGCGACTTGATCCACTGCGCCGGCTCGATGTTGCTGCTCTGAAGTACCGGCATATACGGGTTGAGCGCGTCTTGAATCGTCTTCGCGCGATCCGCTTCAGCCTTGTACGTACTGACGCCCGTGGTGTACTCGCGCTCACGCTGCGAGATGTACTCGGCGAGCGTCGGGTCTAACTTGTCCCAATGCTCCCAGTAATCCTTTTTCCACGAAGACGGGCGTTGCGGCCGAGGCTTTTCGGGCTGCTGTGTTTCCAGCGACTCGACAGGCGCGGCTTCCTGCGGCTTGCCGGCAAATCGTCCGCGTTCATCGCGTTCTCGGGCCGCGCTCTGTTCTGCGGTTTCCTCGATTGCGGGGGCGTCGCTTGTGACGACTTCGGGCGATTCGTTGACGGCGTCGAAACTAGCTTCGAGCGTGTCGCGCAAAGTATTTTGCGGGTCCATGCTTGCTCCATGAAGGAACGGGCCACCGCTATCAGGCGGCCCGCTTTGAGGGCCTCTCACGAGGCGCTCGGTTAGTGCGCGGGAGTGTAGTTCTGCACCCGCAGAAAGCCATGATCCTTAGACGCAAGGATCACGGCGTTTTCATCGGCAATTGCCAACTTGGAGAGGCGTACATACTCCGCAAACACGTCCGGATAGTCCGCCACCAGTTGCTTCAACTGCTCGCCGTGGTCAGTCATAACGCAGCTTTTCGTACACCTGACGGGCAATCGTTTCCTTCAGCCCACCCGGCAATTCCTTCGGCTTCGGCCCGAGATATTTGGTCTCGTTGCCGACTTCAATCAACCCGTGCGCTTTCAAGTGTTCACGATGACGCGAGCGAGAGGTAATCATCTCGCCCGTTGCCATCGATTGATAAGGCGCGAGGTCATCCATGATATACGGGCCAGCCGGGGCAGCGGTTGCCATGTCGGCAACATCGACCCATCGGCCATCACGGAAGACATACGTTTTACGCACTCTTATTCACCATCCACAGGCCGCCGCCGTAGCACGTGTAACGCACGACGGCATAGGTCGTGTGCGCATACGACGCACCGGCTACGGCCGAGCCGAACGACGTACCGGGCACGCCGATCGCCGCCGAACTGGTCGGGGGCCAGACCTTGATCGTGGAGCCGGTGTCGTTGACGATGATGACCGAATCACCCGGCTGCGCGATGCTCGGCAGGCGCACACCATCGGCACCCGTCACGCGGTTCACGCTGGCGGTCAATTCGACAGCCGTCGCGAGCGTCGAGGACGACGTTGCAGTCACAGCAGCGGCCGTGCCGCCCATCGCGGACGCAGTGACCGGGGGCACGCCGACGCGCACCAGTTCATTGGCAAGGGCCATTTCTTACTCCTACTGAGAACTAACAGGTTGCGGCGTCATCGCCTTGATTTCGGCTTCGCGCATCTTGTTCTGCGAAACCATGACCGAGGCTTGCGCCTTCGTTTGTTCAGCCTGCGCGCGGACGCCCTCTGTCTGCATCTGCACGCCTGCGAGTTGCTGGTCGTTCTGCATCTTCTGCTGCAACGCTTGCGCCTTCATCTTCTCCGCTTCCATGCGCGGGTCCGGCGGAGGCGGTTGCTGCGCACGTTGCTGTGCGCTCTGCTTCATCTGCTCCACCGTGGTATCAAACGCCCCTTCGATCGTCTTGCCGACCTTGAAGCCCTGCACACCCCACTTGAGCATTTCCATCAGCAGCGGCACGAGGTCAGGCGCGGCCATGCCGGCTTCCATCGCCTGCTTCAGGAATCCGCCGGTAGCGGTCAGGAACTCGACGCGCCCTTCCTTCTCGGCCTGTTCGTCGATCTGCACCAGCGAGTCCGCAGCGATATCGATGCGGAAGTTTCGCAGGGCTTTGCGGTCCTGTAGCAGTTGCAACGCGGGGCCGATGTACTGCTGGTCCGCTTCCGCAAGCTGCTGCGCCGCGCTCATTTCGACGATGGTCTCGGGCGCGAAGTGTTTGCAGATGACTTGCGCTTTCAGCCGCAGGATGTCGGTCGCAAACTGCGCGACCTGTTCCTGATAGCTCCGCAGCCGCAGCGATGCGTATTGACCCTTGATCTGCTGCGCTGTCGCGGTCTCGCTCGCCTGCGTCTGGCCCCGGATAATGTCGCTGATGCCGGTGATCTCGTACACCTGCGACTTGACCTGCTCGAAGGCGCCGTAAGCCTCGCGCAGCGCTTCAGCGATGGGCTTCAGATCGACGAGATCGATCGCGCCAGAAAGGCCGTTCTTCTCGGAGAACGCGGTCCAGTTCTTGACGGCGATTAAGCTGCCGTTGTCACCCTCGCTGAACAGTCGCGAGAGTTCGGGGATGGAGTTGTCATAGACCCCTCGCACCTTGAGCGAGCGCACAAGACCGTCAATGCGGTCCGACAGTGTGTCGAGTTCGCGCGCCTGATCCTGGTAGAGCGTGAAGTCGGGCAGCGGGACCAGTGACTCATTCGTGATCGTTGCGTACAGCGGACGCGGGCACGGAAAGAACCCTTCCAACTCTAGCGGGTCGTCGCGCTCGTCGAGTACCTTGGAAAGGCTCTTGCTGATCCACAACGCCTTTGACGTGTCCTTGTCCCAAATCTCATAGACGCACGCCTTGGAATCGGTCTCCGACTCGCCCTTCATCTTGCTGTCTTCGTCGGGGCGCGAGTCCAACGGAATCGAGCTTCCAACTTCTTCGCCGAAACGCTCGATGCACGCACGGCGCGACAGGTAGACGCGCCGCCAGACGGCGGTGACTTCTTCCCATGTGCGCGCGACCGAATGCCCGAAGTCCTTCCAATGGACGTAATCCACCGGGGCGCATTCGTAGTCGATCTCTTCCTGCGTCTCCTGCTCTTTCTCGGCTTCAGCGTCTTCGGTCAGGCTCACGCCGTCCGACATCTCGACTTGTCGGATGTGCGGCTCGTAGCGTACCCATGACGTACCGCGCCCGCCGAGGAATCGGTCATGCACGCATTGACCGATGGTCGTCTTGTAGTCGGGGTAATGACTGATTTCGTAGTCCAGCGCCCGCTCAAGAATCAGCGCAGCAACGCGACCGACCGGGTCTTGATCGCGGAAGCGGCGCGATACATCAGGCTTTGGCAGGCGTGCAAACGTCGCGCTGTAGAGCGTCTGAACGTTGCTCCACAGGATGTTGAACTTGCACTCTTCGTACCCATCCCGGCCTTGACGCGAGTCGTCCCGGTACCGCTTGAGGATGTTCTCGACGCGACGGTGCCACGACTGAAAATCGCGGTCATAGGCCGCGATGTTCTTCAGCCATTGATCGGCGGTCATCAAGCGGCCCCTCGCAGCATCGCGCGAAGCTCGGCCTCGCTAAACGCCGGAATCCATCGCACCGGGTTACCGGACAGGTAGATGCGCGCGTTCGGAGCGGAGTGGTTGATCGTGATGGTCGTGCTTTGCTGCTCGCCC